CCAAGGGTTTTATAATATTCCAAAATTCCAAATTTCACGACATACAAATATTCCAGAATATAAAATGAATGACGATTATCCACGTCCATCTGGATCTGTGTGGATGAAAACAACTACTCCAAATTTAGGAGCAAAATATGTTATTCGAAAATGGAATGACACTACAAAACTTTGGGATAATGTTGATATTAATTTATTTAATTCTCACGAAGAAGCATTGTATTCTATGGATAAAGCAGGCGGCGGAGCTAACTTACTGACGGGAATGATGTATGCTGCAACTAATGTAGCAAACGATGAGCGCCCAATAGCAACAGTAAAGTTTTATCGACGTGACTCTGTGGCACCTACTTCCATCTCTGGCGCAAAGATTAATAAAGATGTATTGTCAGTTGGAGCGCACTCATTTAAGATTGCATCAACCGATGCTGGTATGCTTGAATTTAGTCCTTGGGTTATAGTTACTGCAAATTATGATGGTGAATTTACAGATTCTAATTTATTGGCTGCAGCTATTAATGACGCCAATGTTCCAAATGTTACTGCTCGTGTAAATGTCCACAACAAAGTAGTAATTGAGCATTCATTAGGTGGTGAGATTAAATTCCAATATGATCCAAATACAATGGGAGATAATATCTTAGCTCAAGCTGGTTTTGTTCCATATAACGGAAACATTGGAGCTATCAACTTGCATTGGGAGCAAGGAACAGATGAGAATTCAGCTATTGTTGAAATGCGTGGAACTCTTTGGAATACGCTGAAGTATCAAGCTGAAAATAGAGAGATTAAAAATGCTACACTTCACGGAGCACTTTGGTATAACTCTATTGTAGATGAAGTAGATATCCTAGTCCATAACGGACACGAGTTTGTAGGTTATTTGTATGACGGAAAATCAGGAATGAGTCCACGTCCATCGCCATACTATAATGTTGATGATCATCTACAACCAGATCCAATGGGTCCTCTTGTAATGGCATCGGCGCCTGAGACTCAAGAAGATGGAACTCCACTTGTTACAGGTGATTTATGGATTGATACTTCTGATTTAGAAAAATATCCATTGCTATACAAGTATAATGGAGAAAGAACTGACTTGCCAGTAAAGAATCGATGGTTCCAAGTAGATACATCAGATCAAACAACTGAAGAAGGTATTCTATTTGCTGACGCAAGATACAATACACGTGGCGACAATAGCGATGAGCCAGGTGAAATTTCTGAAATGATTTATACAGATTATGTTGATCCAGACTCACCGGATCCAGCACTATATCCAAAAGGAATGTTGCTGTTTAATCTTCGACGAAGTGGCTTCAATGTAAAGCGATATGAGAAAAACTATATTGATTATGTTGATAAGAATACACGATACAATGATCAACCAATGGGAGATGAAAGTATTGGTGCATACTTCCGAGATAGATGGGTAACTGAATCAGGCAATCAAGTAGATGGATCAGGATCATTTGGACGTAAAGCTCAACGAAAAGTAATAGTTCAAAAGCTACAAGCATTAGTTAATTCAAACGAAGAAATTCGCGATGATGAATCAAAATTGTTTAACCTAATGGCATGTCCAGGTTATCCAGAACTAATCGGCGAAATGAATTCATTAAACTATGATAGAGGACTAACAGCATTTATTATTGGTGATTCGCCTTTCAGACTTCCGGCGAATGCTACGGTACTACAACAATGGGCAACAAATCAGAATCTTGCAGTAGAAGATAATGATAACGGTTTAGTATCAACTGATCCATATATGGCAGTGTATTATCCTTCAGGATTTACAAGCGATAATTTTGGAAATAATGTAGTAGTTCCAGCAAGTCATATGATGATGCGAACTATTGCTTTGTCCGATCAAGTAAGTTATCCATGGTTTGCTCCAGCTGGAACAAGACGTGGTAATATTACAAACGCAACAAGTTCAGGTTATATTACAGAGGAAGGCGAGTTCCGTAGTGTAGCATTGAACGAAGGTATGCGTGATACATTGTATAGCAACAATGTCAACCCAATTACTTTTGTAACTGGTGCTGGGCTTGTATGTTTTGGACAAAAGACTCGACAACTTGTAGCAAGCGCATTGGATAGAATCAACGTAGCACGATTGATTATCTATTTGCGTAGCCAACTAAGAGTTCTTGCTAAGCCATACTTGTTTGAACCAAATGATAAAATTACACGTGATGAAATCAAACAACAAGTAGAAACTATGCTGCTTGAACTTGTTGGTTTGAGAGCTTTGTATGATTATCTAGTAGTATGTGATGAATCCAATAACACTCCGGCAAGGATTGACAGAAACGAACTATATGTAGATATAGCTATTGAGCCTGTCAAAGCAATTGAGTTTATTTACATTCCTATTAGAATTAAAAATACTGGCGAAATCGCAGGTTTATAAAAGCATAAATACTTATAGTTAGGAGTCATTTAGATGTCTATAGCAACATTATCAAGAATGACAGTACCATTAGCGACGGGCGATTCGCCCAGCGCTCAAGGGCTGTTGATGCCCAAACTACAATATCGGTTTAGGGTAACATTTAACAACTTTGGAGTTTCAACTCCAACAACAGAATTAACAAAACAAGTAATTGATGTTAGTCGTCCTTCTGTATCATTTGAGCCTATCACTGTTGATGTGTATAACTCAAAAGTAAATTTAGCAGGCAAGCATAGCTGGGAATCCCTTTCAGTTAACTTGCGTGAGGATGTAAATAACAATGTCCAAAAACTTGTTGGCGAGCAACTACAGAAACAATTAGATTTCTATGAGCAATCAAGTGCTGCTTCAGGTTTGGATTACAAATTTACAATGACTATCGAAATACTTGACGGTGGTAACGGTGCACATGCAGCAACTGTATTAGAAACTTTTGAGCTTTACGGTTGTTTTGTGGAATCTGCCAACTACAATCAATTGAACTACGCTACTTCAGATGTAGTGCAAATAGCATTAAGTATTAGATTTGATAACGCTATTCAGTCGCCTATTTCGGCTGGCGGTATTGGAACTAATGTTGGTAGAACTATTAGCACTCTTGCTACAGGTGGCGGTATCTAATATATTGGGGGAGTCTTCTCCCCAATATTGAAATATTATGAGCAATATTTTTAACGGATTTTTTGACAATCTAGTTAGCGGAACTCTAAATCCTAAAGGGAATTTAGCTGATTATCGTCATGCTTCTAGAACGTTTAATGCTAATCAGTTTAGGCTAGCACCTAAAGTAAAGTTCTTATATCATGTGTTTTTTGAATTTTCACCAAACACTATGGATAAAATTCTATTAACTTGGAAAGATCGACATACTTTAGAGTCTGGCTTGATGGTTAAATCTGTTAAACTTCCTGCTATGGAAGTAGATATAGAGACTAAAAAGAAATATAATAGAACTAAACATGTCCAAACAGGCATTCGTTATAACGCTATTGATATGACTTTTCATGATGATAATTTAGGTATGATGACAGGTATGCTTGAGGCATACTTCAAATATTATTATGCTGATGGTTGGAAAGATGTTGTATCTACTTTTTATAATAAAAACTTTCCAGGTGCTTCAAGTGGCAAAGGCGCAGCAAGTATATATAATCCAATGGCAGAGTTCGAAGAGCTATCAGGCGCAATGAGACTGGGTGATAATACTTATAAAAATGCTGCTATGAATAAAACACTACACGGCTTGAATACAGGCTTTGAGAACCCATTCTTCAAAAGCATTCAAATTAGTCAAATGACTCGCCATACATATACTCAATTTCAAATAATCAATCCAATATTATCTGGTTGGGATTTTGGCGATGCATCTAGTAACGATAATACTGTAAATGAGTTACGAGCAACATTCAATTATGAATCAGTATGGATTGAGCGAGGCGCAACACAAGCAGGTAAAGGATTATCAGGAACTTCACCCAAAGGATTTGGAAATCTTACACATTACGATGTGACACCAAGTCCCAATAGTATATATGGTGGCGGGGGCGTAAGTCTAAAAAGTATTATTGGCGGTGCTGGTGATATTATAAATTCATTTACTGGCGGCGGCGATGGCGGCGGCGATGGACTGAATGAGTTGTTTGATTATACTAAAGGCGGAGTTAAAAAATCACCTAACATACTAGGTGCTATTATTGGCGGTGCAAATATTTTGAAAAACGTTGGCAAACTATCTCAAGCAGGAATTGAGCAAGAGGTAGGTGGAATGATTAACCAAGGACTTGGCGGACTATACGATAATGTAGTAAGTGGCGAAGGCGGATTTTTTGGAGATGATTAATGGAAACAGTAGCAAAAACAGATTTACCACCAAATTCTTTACCAACTGAACAAAAAATTATAGCATTTTTTGATAATAAATTTAAACAAAGATTAGAATTTGCTTCTAATGACTTTGATGCAGTGATTGGCTTTTTTGAAAAACGTGGATTTGATAAATCATCTGCCACTGCTATTGGACAAGTATTATTAGCACAAGCTAAAATGGAAAATGTTAAAATATTTAAATTGCTTGACTCATTAAAAGGGTATACAAAGATCGAACTAAACAACATCGTTTTAAAAATTCTTAATTCAAATAGAGATAAAGTTTCACAACTAGGGTTTAGACAACAACCAAAAACTATGAAAAATGAAGAAAGAAATATTGGCGATACTATTACAAATCCTGAAAAATTATCAGCATTAAACTTTAACACTGAATTTAATAACGCAAATCAAAAGATGGGCGTTGTACAAGGACAAAAAGTATTATTGATACGGAACGATGGGGAAATATCTTAAGGGCAGATTTCAGCCTACAAATCCAGACAAATATTTAGGAAATACACTACCAACATATCGCAGTGGTTGGGAATTACAATTTATGCGGTTTTGTGACAACCATACCTCAGTAACAAAATGGTCCTCAGAACCTATACGCTTACCGTATCTAAATCCTCTTACCGGAAAACAGACAGTATATGTACCAGACTTCTTAATACAATATCAAGACAGAGAGGGTAATGTCAAGACAGAATTAATAGAGGTCAAACCTGCTAATCAAGCAATACAAGAACGAGTTGGCAGAAGCAAAAGAAACCAAGCACACCTTATAGTTAATCAAGCCAAATGGCAAGTTGCTAGACAATATTGTAAACAACAAGGAATGACGTTTCGTGTAGTAACCGAAAATGATATGTTCCACACCGGACGTTACACTAAATAAAAATAAAAGGTACATATGACAAAAAAACTTGAAGAGCTTTTGAATCTTCCTGAGTCTCAGGAAATTATCCAAGATGACGCTAAACCAAAACGCAAACAAAGAAAAACTAAAGAAGAATTGAATGATACTCTTCGTAAAGTAGCAGACTTTGACAAGATTACTGAAGCATTACCAAAAGTAAAAGGATTAGGTGATGCTGCTGATGCTGAGCTAGATGAAGTGGCACAGCGTAGTATGGACGCTTATGATGATCTAATGGACTTGGGTATGAATGTAGAGTCCCGCTATAGCTCGCGTATTTTTGAAGTCGCAGGACAAATGCTAAAAACTAACTTAGATGCTAAAGTAGCAAAGCTAGATAAAAAACTAAAAATGGTGGAGTTACAACTAAAAAAGGACAAGTTGGACCACGACACTAAACCTAAAGAAATACAAGGAGTAATTGAAACTGAAGGATTTGTAGTAAGTGACAGAAACAGCCTTATTGAAAAACTAAAAAATATTGATAAATAGTAGAAACGAGGAATCTAAATATGAAACATTTTAATGAATATTTGATGGAAACTAAGAAAACATATGTTTTCAAATTACGGGCTGCAGGAGAGTTACCTGAAGGTTTTGAAGGAAAACTAGAAAGCTGTCTAAATAAATTTGAGATTGTTAAATGTCAAAAAGCCAAAACAACACCTATTACTGAAACTCCATTAGACTTTCCGCGTCTAAGTAATGTTGAAGTTACCCACTTTGATATTGAGTTAAATTATCCTACTACTACAC